CATCTGGCCCGTCTGGTGCGCGTCAGATGCTGATGGACATTGCGCCACTCGACACGTCTGGCCGTGTGAACCCAGTATACGAGAAGCGTGTAGACGCAATCGTTGGCGCACTTGCAGACTTCAAAGGTAAACCCGGCTCTGTAGATACAGACGAAGGATTGCGTTACGTCGAAGATGCGATGTCAGTCTTGCTGAAGAAGCCTATGCGCGGAACCAACAAGACTGCAATGCGTGTCTCTCGTGGGGTTCGGATGTTCAACAACGTATCGCTTCTTGGCTTTACGACGCTGACATCTATCGGCGACTTGGGTCTTCCAATCATCCGTTCTGGCTCTTTCAAATCTTGGGCAACTGGCGTCAAGAACTTGAGAGACCCACACTACAGAGAGATGATCCGCAACGTGGGTGTTGCGATGGAGAACATTGTTCACGAGCGCATGGTTCACATGTACGGTGCGCCAGACAATAAGGCATCACATGCCTTCTTCAACGCTACATTGCTGACACCTTGGACAGACATGAACCGCATGATTGCAGGTGCGACTGGCTACGAAGCCTTCCGCACCATGCAGATGAAGGCGCGTGACACGTTCAAGGAAGGTGTCCCATACGCACAGCAGTCTGCGCAGTACAAAACTGCACACCGCTTCCTGAAAAACTACGGTCTGTCTGAGTTCTTGCCCGGTGCAAAACGAGCAGGAGAGATGATTGATCCGTCTATCATGGAAGAAGACGGCCTGCGCATGGCGATCATTAAGTTTGCAGACGACGCAATCTTCCAGCCAAACCCGAACGACATTCCACTGTGGGCGCAGACGCCAATCGGCGCACTGGTCTTCCAGTTGAAATCGTTCCCGCTGATGATGACACGTCTTGGCAAGTACGTGATTGACGAAGCCATGGCTGGCAACGTCAAACCTCTTGCGTACTTCGCAACGCTTGGCCCTGCATTCGGTATGGCCACACTGTCTGCAAAAGACGTTATCCAAATGCGTGGCGGAGATGACGAGCAATCGCCAGAGCTACGTCGTCGCAACCTGTTGAAAGCAATGGGCTACGACGAAAAAGTTCATGGAAACGAGAACGATTTCCTTGGCTGGTACGTGGAAGGCATGATGGTTATGGGTGGTCTCGGCCTCCTTGGCGATGTCATTCACAGCACCGTGAGCCAAGTAGATAATGGTGCGTACGGGAAGATGAGAATTGCCTCAACCTTCCTTGGCCCATCATTTGGCACAGCGATGGCGTCTGTCGACGTGGTTGCTGGCATCACCGACACGGGAGACAGCAACGCTAAAGAGCGTACTGCGGCGAGAGAAGCCGCAACCCGCATACCAATTCTTGGCGGCATACGTGCCGCACGTGAGAATATCGTGGATGCGGTAGCTGGAGAACAGAGTGATCGTTCAGGCAACAAGAACCCGTGGTCAAACTCAAACTCATGGTCGAAATCCTTCGACAGTAACTGGGAGTAATCATGGCTAAACAAGGCTTGTACGCGAACATTCACGCAAAGCGCAGACGTATCGCAAACGGTTCCGGGGAGCGCATGCGCTCACCCGGATCGAAAGGCGCACCGACTGCCGCAAATTTTAGAGCGGCGGCGAAGACAGCGAAGAAGAAAAAGAAACGGACATAGCAATGAAGGCTCTGGAGAAAGGTAGCATCCTCGATGAGGCTGATCTGAACGGAGATGGAATTGTTACCGATGATGAACTCATGAAGCATGAGCGCATGATCAAAATGGAGAACGACGACAAGAAGGAAGACCAGATCAGAAAGATGGCATGGTTCGCCTTGTGGGGAATGCTTTTGTACCCCATGGGCATATTCATCACATCACTGACTGGCCTCGACCAAGCCGCAGAACTTATTGCGGATATCGCGCCTACGTACTTTGTCGCCATAGCTGGCCTTACAGCAACATTCTTTGGGGCGCACGCATACTCGAAGGGGAAGTAAGATATGCTAAGTTTACTCAATTCACTCATTGGCCCTGTGTCTGGGCTACTGGATAAGTTCATTGAAGACAAAGACCAGAAGGCCGCATTGGCGCACGAGATTGCAACAATGGCAGAAAAGGCGGCGCATGAAGCTGCTATGGCGCAGGTGGAAGTCAACAAGGCTGAAGCCCAACACCGATCCATATTTGTTAGCGGGTGGCGTCCGATGGTGGGTTGGGTGTGCGGTGTGGCTCTTGCTTACCACTTTGTCATTCACCCTATCATTGTTTTTGGCCTCACCATTGCTGAGATAACTCTACCTGCCGAACTTCCATCATTCGATATGGACAGCCTGATGACTGTACTGCTCGGCATGCTCGGCCTTGGTGGACTGCGTACTTACGAAAAGCAGAAAGGACTTACCAAATGAAGGAAAATTTCGACAAGTGCCTAGAAATGTTGCTCCATCACGAGGGCGGCTTCGTAAATCACCCTGATGATCCGGGCGGCATGACAAACTTAGGCGTAACAAAAGCCGTGTATGATGACTACATTGGTCGTGAAAGTACCGAAGATGAGATGCGTGCGCTGACACCTGCGGACGTCGCACCAATCTACAAAAAGAAATACTGGGACAAAGTGCGTGGGGATGACCTACCGTCTGGCCTCGATTGGTCAGTGTTCGATTGGGGTGTGAACTCAGGAACTGGCCGAAGTGCCAAGGCTTTGCAGAAGATTATCGGAGCGAAAGCTGACGGAGCCATTGGGCCAAAGACACTGGCGCAGTTGGACGATCACGATCCTGAAGATGTAGTGCGCTTAATGTACGAAGTACGTCAGGAGTTCTACGAAGGTCTGCGTACGTTTGCTACATTTGGGAACGGGTGGTCTCGTAGAAATACCGAGACCTTGGCCCAATCGTTAGAGCTTCTCGCCTAACTGAACTGAGATTGTCATCTCATTGTCGAAGCTGAATGTCTCTTCGACCTCGCCGATGATCGCATCAAACCGTAGATCATCGGCAATCTGACCGTTAGGATCAGTCTTGCTGTCTTTAATCTGAAGGCTTGCAGACCTCAGACCATCCTCAATACAGCGTTCAATTAACAACTTCTTCTTTGGACTCATCGCTAAATTCTCCGCCGAGTGCACCATATCCACAGACGTCGACCCATGAATCAGCATGTGTCGGCTGATGGGCCAGACGCGATAGCTTCACTGCTATCATCATCATGATCACCTGTTGTGGGGTTACATCAACACCAAGAATTGCACCCCACATCTGGCCAATTCTTTGATGATTGTCGTACGCATCGCCGTAATCTTTTGCTCTATCGCCGTTGATTGCTTCGCCTGCACTTGCCAAAACAGCGTTACGTTTCATCTGATCCTCCTTTGTCTAGCCATTGAAACCGCATTTTTAATGATTGTATCTTTGCTTCGTACATACGGACGTTGTGTTCTTGCTCCGCAATTTCTTGTCGAATCCTTTTGCGTTTGTCCTTTGCCTTCGACATTTGATCTCTGAACTCTTGCGTCTTTTTCTTATCAGCCGCATACGTCATAAGCTCATCGATCCTCTCAGAAATAGAGACGATCTCATTCTCACTGTCTCGAATAGTCTTGAGGACGTTCGACCGTGACTCGCTCAGTCGGTGAAACTCATCAAGAATCTGCTCGAATGACATCTGTCTACTCCTTTGATCTCGGCTCGTACTTCTCGTAGTCGGGACATGGAGCAACTGCTTTCTTGTCGTGGTGGTGGCAATGCCATTCACCGTCTGGTGTAGGTGTTGCGTGCTGACAGGTAGAGCATCGGACAGGAACTGTGGCTCCTTCCCAACATACGCTACGCTTAAAGCATCCTTTGCATCGCCAATCGGTTGAATCGACACTAATTTTGTGAGCTTCGTTCGTGACGATCCGCTCAATTCTCTCTTTGATATGAGCAAACTCGAACTCATCATAGTCGACAATCTCCGCATGGTATTCTGAATTGTTCTTGTTGATGGCTATGAAGAAACACGTTGGTATCTTCGACATGCCCATCATCATTTGCACCTGCCCAAAGTACCTTGGGTGGCTGATCTTCATGCCTTGCTTCTTAAACTTTGAGAATGACGCATCATTCATCGACTTGATTTCAAGTACGCGGACAACGCCATCGTCTAATTCTACATGGCCATCGAGGTGACAGACGACATGACCGCCCCATGCTTCGTACGAATGTTGCTTGCCAGTCAGGCCATCAACTTCCCAGACACGTACGTCGCCACGTTCTTTCATATCTTTGACGACAATATCTTCTAGCAAATGACCCATGTTGAAGATGCGTTTTAGCCGTGCATCTGGCTCATCATTTGGAAAGCCACGTAAGTTGTACGCAATCATGGCGTCACATGGACTGCCAATGATACTTGCTCCGATATACTGCCTTGCCTTCTCGCGCTTATCGTTGTCGTATCCTGCATCGATTGCACGTACGACGTCTTCGGCGTTCTTCTTTTCCAAAACTACAGCCCTAAATTGGGGGCGGGGCCGAAGCCCCGCCAGTTACTTAGAATGGGATTTCATCATCCAGTTTTTCTTTGCCGCCCTTTTCAGCACCGCCTTCCACAGCTTGGAAGACTTTGATCTCAGGGGATTGGCGTGTGTTATTATCACTGTCTTGCCATGGTTTGCCCATGCCAATGACAACCTTACACTTCAGACCTTTCAGCGTAGAGATATCCTCTGGCTTGTCGGGGTTCTTGTGACCACCCGCTACAAGGAATGATTTGAGTTGGCGCATGCCAATCTCAACAGCTTGTGGGTTCTTATTCACCACATTGAAGTTCATGCGGATGTCGCCGTGTCCATCGACAGACGAAAAGTCCACAACGACCATCTTGCCGCCAGTTGATGTGTCCTTGATCTCAGCTTCCTTCGATTCAACGACGTACGTGCCGGGTTGCAGACGTGCATACCCGGATGACTCCTCAACAGTTGAGAGGTCGAGACTTCCGAAACCGTTCCAGTTACTCATTGGTTTTTCTCCTTAGAAGATTTAGCTTTCGCCTGCTCAAACTTTTCGTGTTCTTCGTCAGGCATACTCATACGTGCAAACAAGTCAGTGATGTCATCGACCTGCTCGTAAGGCTTGAGACGGTTACGCGGATCGCGAACTTTCCCATGCCACCCAGAAACTTCGTCTGTGATAACGAAGCGTTTTACTTTGGGAGTTCCTTGATCGTTCTTCTCTGTAACGCGGACACCGCAAAGTACGTGGTCAAACAGCGCAGGGATATGCTTTGACACTGCTTGGCCTTTCACCAATGGCCAATACTGAGTGACGTCATTGGCGTCCTTCTCTTCTTTGGCCAAACAGGTAACGTAGACGTGAATAGGTAGATCACGTATCCATTTTAACGCACCTGTCATGAGGCGTGAGTAGTCACCCCACATAGCAAATGCGTTCTTATTGCCTGCGTGCTCCTTCTCAAGGTGCTCAATCAGGCGTTCTGACAGTTCGGTCAGACTATCGATGGCTATCCATTTGTAACCTGCATCTTGGAAGTCTGACGACTGCATCATGCGTATGATCCCACGGAAAGAATACTTGCCGTTGTCTGGATCGTGTTCTCCATCCCATGAATCGAATGGTACGTAGTCGATGTCGACATCTTCGACAGACTTCAGACCTGATTCACCTGACAGAATAAGCCCTTTGCCATAACGCTTTTGGTAGAAACGGCATTGATATGTCTTGCCGAACCCATGGTGCGCATACAGAAGCACCTTCGTCGGCCCATCATGTGCGATGGCAGACGTCTTCATTGTCTTAAACATTAGGTATCACCTTAACTTTTGGATTATCTAGTTTTCGGGTAAGAGCATGCTTGAGTCTCTGTTGCTCGAACTCTGGCAACTTCTGAAACTTCCTCTTATCCACGGACAGACTATTCTTGATGTAGTCTGGGTGTTCGCCAGTAGGGAACTCACGCAATAACGCTTCCTTATCCCAAGACCAACGCTCGCTACGCGATACAACGATCTCAAATCGGGGTGTGGATTGTGCTATTTCGCCTGCTTCCTCTGGGAATAGATAGGCTATCTCGTTTTCGATCTGGCCTAGTCTGATCTGAAGGGCATCGAACTCAGACTTGAGCTTTACATACTCTTCAGCAAGCGGTTCCAAGCGCTCGGCAGTGCTTGTTTTAACTGTGGGCTGACTTCCAGAATCCTCCAGAACGTCCCACGGATCGGTAGATGCAGTCATATTTACCTCCTTCGGCTCACCAGCATCAACGTATGGTGTCTTGCCAACAACGAAAGGTGTAGTATATACAATACACGAGATCAAGCAAATTTTTCACAAAGGAGGACAAAGACGTGGAGACCAAACTCAACATCTCCAACCTGATCAGTGACCTTGGCGGTGCGGCAAAGGTAGCTGAGATGGCTGGCGTAGTCCGTACAGCGCCCTACGGATGGGTGCGTAGGGAGTACGTATCGAGTGTGGTCTTGGAAAAAATCAAAGCCGCTAACCCTGACATTGACCTAGACACTTACTTTGAAGAGGTAACTGATGACCAAGACCAACCTAGAGTGGGCTTTGGAGTATCTGGAGAGGGGATGGAGCATCATCCCGATCAAACCAGATGCAAAAAGACCCGCGATTAAATGGCAAAAATACCAAGACCAACAGCCAACAGAGGAAGAAGTCGAAGAGTGGTGGACTAAATGGCCCAACCATGACATCGCCATTATTACGGGGGCGCTTTCGGGTGTCGTCGTTGTTGACTGTGACAATGAAGAAGCGGCTCATGCCGCTTTCGATGCAGGCATGCGATCCCCTATTAAGGTGAAGACCAAGCGTGGATCACACCTGTACTTCTCACATCCCAGAGACGGCATACGTCGTGGCCCTCGTGCAGGCGTCAACAGCCGTGGCGCAGACTGGCCCAAGATTAACGGGCTGGACTTCCGAGGCGACGGTTCGTACGCCGTACTTCCGCCGTCCAAAGGATACCTCTGGGATTATCCACAGCATGTGTTCGACTGGGATGAGATGCCGACATGGGAAGATTGGAAGCCAAGTTTGCAAGAGATGCCGACAGACGGTGACTTCCACTTCGGTGCGCTCGACTTATCAAATGTACAGGCACTAGACCCTGATGAGTTTCTGAACGAGTGGGATCGCACAGCCAAGTACGTGCGTGACAAGTTCCCTAACTCAAACAAGATACCAACAGGCGCAGGCAACGGTCGTAACGAACGTGTGATGCGATACATAAGTGAGAGTGTGCTTGAGGGCTACTTCGGAGCAGAGCTACGTGTACGTGGCTATGCGTTCATGAACGAGTTCTTCGAGGACGTACTGCCCGAACGTGAATTTGAGGCAACGGTACAGTCCATCGAGACATCGGAACGTCGCAATCACCCTGAAAGATTTGATGATCAGGGCAACTATATTTTCAAGCCGTACGTGCATCCCGCACAACAGGCAGAGGTCGAGCGTGAGCGTCCGCGCAAGCTGATACAGATGAAGGATGCGGAACAACTTTTAGCCGAATCTGACGCCAAAAGTTACTTGATAGAACCATGGCTTCCTGCTAACACAATCGTGCAGGTCTTCGGTTATTCCGGCCACGGTAAATCCCTATTCGTTCAACACGCAATGTCCGCACTATGCTCTGGGCGAAAATACTTTGGGCCATTTGAGATTGGCAGACCTGCACGAGTTCTCTACCTAGATTTTGAGATGGGCATGTCAACGATTGCCAGACGTCTGATGGAGATGCGTCAGATGCACGGCGACACACAGGACAGGCTTAACATCTGGACACCATTCGTGGATCAGAAAGAGATCGATCTGAACCAACGAGAAGGCTTGATGGAGCTACAAAACTGGGTGGAATTTGCCAAGCCAGACGTCGTCGTCATCGATACGCTGCGGTCTGCGTACCCCGGATTGGCTGAGAACTCCGCAGACGAGTGGGCAAAGATAAACAAACTGGCCCTCAAGCTACGTAACTCTGGCCTGTCTGTGATCATGCTACACCACAGCAACAAGCCGAGTGATCATGGCATCGGTCGTGAAGCAGGTTCAACGAACCAGTTGACTGTGCTTGAGACGCAGATACGTGTGGCACAGGTATTCAAGGACAAGGAAACCGCTACGCAGAACGCAGGTATATACGATGGTAGCTACGAAAACCCAGTCTGGCCCCAGTTAGAATCGAAGTTACCTGCGAACCACAGGCTCTACATGGTGATGGAGATCAGGTACGGCAAAGTCCGTGAGTGGACAGACATGCACGACCGCGTGCAGTGGATTGGGTTCGCTCAACACAATGTGACTGAGGACAAGATCGTTGTCAGCAGTCGTTCAACAAAACAACGTGCAAAAGACATGGCTCTTGATGGGAATGAACCAGACATCATCGCTGATCGTCTGTCTCGTCCTTTGAGGCTTGTGCGCGAGTGGCTAGAGATCGACGCCTAGCCTCCATTTCCTCTGGTGTGTAAGGTGTAATCTTCGTCACCTTCGCACCGGGGAACACCCTACGTACTTCATCTACGAACGCGGCAAGCTCAGGATATTTGTCCCGATTGCGTCTGCGGATTTCTTCTCGATCTGATGTCATGATTGTATTGAAAGTGATACAAACGCTTAACGCATTCGCTAGTTCGTAATATGTTTAGACTCCAAGAGACGCGGCCCTACGGGCGCGGCTCTTGTTCGTCTTCACAAACTCACTGCGTTTGTATCAATCTTAGGTGGGAATGTCAACGCCTTCGTTGTACTAGTGACACCTTTTGGTGTTGCGATAATGTATATCATCCGCTACATTACGACCAAGCCGTTGATCGGTATGTAAAAAGAGGATGGAAAAATGCCAAAAGTAGTTCGCGTATCCGACGCGGACTTGAGTTGGCTCCGACAGCACCATGACTCTTACTCTTACTCTGACCTCGCACAACGCATCGGTTGTTGTGTCGACACATTGAAAAGGATTCTCGTACGCGAAGGCTTACAAGAATTTGACGGAGCAAAATACCAAGTTCGTCGTGAGTTTGACGAGAAGACGTGGTCTCGTCCCTGCATGTCGTGCGGTTCCAAGGAGACACGCCCAAAGAATTGGTTCTTCTGCCGACCATGTAGGAAAGATATGGGGTATGAGGACTGATGGCAGGGCGTGGGAGCAAGACCAAAGGCGATAAGTACGAGCGTGAATTAGCCGCGTACATCAACGAGAAAACTGGTCTTGAAAGTTTCAGAGCGCCGCTGTCTGGCGGAGGTAAAGTCGGGATGACTGGCGGCGCAGACATTCTTGGCACTCCAGAGTTATTCATCGAGGCCAAGAGAGTAGAGCGTCTCAACTTCCATGACGCTATGCGCCAAGCAGAAAAGAACGTGGACATCACAAAATCCCACAGTTCACCCATCGTAATCAATCGCAAAAGCCGCATGAACACAGGCGATAGTCTATGCCTGATCCGTCTTGACGAGTTCCTGAAGTTCTATGTCGCGTACTTGAGACTGGAAGGACTCACGAAAAAATGATGCATATACAGCAGTGGTTCAAGCTACCTCCCATCTTCACAGACGAAGAGCTAGACCAGATCATCGAAGTCGTAGACAAGGTAGCAATCGCTGAAGCATCGGTAATTCGTGATGGC